AAAAATAGTTGGATACTTAGCTAGAATTTCCTTTCGTCGCGCGTGCGTAATAATTTCTGGTTCAGGTTCAACTTCTTCTATCTTAACTTCTTCTTCTGGTTCAGTTACTTTTTCTTCTTCTTCTTCAGAAGTTTTCTTTACTGGTTCTTCAACTTCCTTTTTAAGCAAATCTTCTTTTACTGGTTCATCTGGAGCATTAAGAACATCCAGAATATCATCACGACTTAATTCAGGATTGAGTTCCGACATTTTTCTTCACCTGTGCCAACATAGGCTTTTGTTGTTTAGGCTTCTCTTGATTAGGCTGAGCCATCGCCTGCATATACTGAACATGCCTTTGTAAGTGTAGAAGAATATTTCTATAGCCAGTTGGATTTTCTATTTTAAGCAATCTCCCTTCAGATGAAACTAGGAAAGATTTAGCAATCTCAATATGAATTGGATGATGATCAACAAGAGGCTCAATGTCTACAGAAGGTACTTCCTGTTGCATCGTTCCTTGTGGGCTCTGAATTGGAATTACTGTTGGTTCAGACTCAAGAAGAATACGAATTTCTTCATATTGCTTCTGCCTATCTGATTCACCAGGAATTACAAATTCATCGAGACCGAGTGCGCGCGAAATTAATGGAATATTTTCAGGTGAGGTTAATGCATCCATTACTTCAGGATTAGATCCCTGAAGAAGTTGCATCATAACTTCTCTCTGTTGAGTCCAATTGATTGGTAAGTTTTCATTAGCTTCTAATTCTACGGAACCAATTTTGCCTTGAAGTTCCGCTCTACGAATAAAGGTGTTAATAAAATTACCATTTGGGGATTTCTCAACAAATCTTTCATCATCAACCACAGTTTTAATGTACGATGGAATAACTTTAGAGAATATGTTTTTCCACCAATAAGTAAGAACCTTCCAAGGCGTTTGAAGGCGTTGTAAAGCCTGTGCGCGCGACATCGAATATTGAGCAGCAGTTTTACCACCTGAAGATTGCGCGCCACCAAACAAACTAGGTAATGCACCTGATACAAGTTGTGCTGCTTCATTTATACGTGTTGCAAATGGTTGTACTTCTGCGCTAAGTGACGCGGTGCGTACTTCATAAAAACTTTCACCAAGAGATTTTCCAGTAGGAGTTTTAGCAGGAAATATCATTCCTGGTGTAGCTTCAGTTTGTCTATACTGATCAAAATTAAGCGTTACTGGATCAGCAAAAGTTTGTGGTATACCATGTTCAATAGTTTGAAGAACTAAGTTGTTTAAGTCATTAGTAATATCCTGTACCGAAACTAGAAGCAATCCAAGAGGATCATGTTGTAAATAATCTGATAATGGATTATAAGTTAAAGTCCAAGAATCATCTAATGCTTCATTTTCAGAATCAGCAAATTGATCATTAACGAGAACTACTTTCGCGCCATTCGGAAATAATTTCTTCAAATCATCTACATCATCCTCATTCGGCAATACATGGAATGAACTAGGTCGTAACCAGCAATTACGGACCGTAACTGTATTAAGAGGATATTCTCCTGCATACTGTGTGGAAAGTCTACCCCATCTTTCATAAGGATCGTACATTCCACCAGAAGTAATCTTACCTAAATTACCACCAATATTATCTTTAAGCTCGGGATATCTTTCAAGTACATTTGAGTAATGAGTTTCATAAGCCCAAATTAAATAAGGTGTATCAGATTGACGTTGCGCGTAATTAGCTACTTTAACAAATAATCCACCATAAACTTCAATGCATTGTCTAGTTTTAGGTTTAGAAGTTACTCCAGTTAATTTAGTTACTAATATTTTTTCCTTTACAATTTGCGGTTCAACTTGAGCTAAACAGTTAGGGCAAAGTAATTTATTTTCATTCTGGACCAAATTTTGAAGATTCATATCTTCATCATCTGGTGCATATTCATCTTGTTGCTCATCAGCATTTGGTCCTAACTTAGAACCACATACACCGCAATAAGGAACATCTATTTCGCGTTCTTCGTCCTTATATTGCTTTTCTTCCACAGTTCCATAAGATTTATCTTCCTTTGCATAATTATAAGCTGCTATCATTCCTTCCGTACAGAAAATGAATAGCGCGTGAACCCAGAGAAGTGGTGCATCATTATGTTTGAAAACTAACTTAGCAATTCTATCTCCTGCTTTTGCTGTTTCCAAGTCAAGATTATTTTCAGCATCATCTGGAAAACACTTAATTGGTGGAACTGTAACTGAAAGAGCTGCTATGATAGATTCAAGATAGGCGCGAAAAATATTGATTGGCTTATCATAAGCAGCAGCATCATTTGATTGAGAACTAGATTCAAAATCTGCAATACGCCAATCATGCGCGACTTCACTCCACCAAACTCTTTGAAATCCATTCCAATAATACTTAAGCTTCTTCCATGTACGAATTTGACGTTCGCGCACAGCTCGATCTTCTTGATCGAAATGATCGCAGACTTGCTTAAGAAGCTTCTTTTGTTTCTCAGTCAGTTTCATTAGAAACTCTTAGTTGGCATCAATGATCTGAGTTTAGCCTTCTTTTTCTCGAAACGTGGTGTGCCTTTAGCAATTCCGCGAGACATCATTTTTTCGCGAAATCTATTTCTCATTTGCTCCGGCTGCATACCAGCTCTCATTCTATTGCCCATTTGATTAGCCATTTGCTCACCTACATATTTAAGCCCCGGCATCTAACACCTCCTTCTCTAATTCCTCAATTGGTTTTCTATCACGAAGAATTTGTGCGCGTTTTCTATCTTCAGCTTCTAGCATGTTTTGTCTAACAGACCAAGGAATATTCTTCGGCTTTATCTCAACGGGCATTTCTAAGGGAATAGAAACATTTTCATTAGGTTTGTTCAAATCAAGAATCCATTGAAGTAGTTGTTTGTTCTCATACTTCTCTGTTTCAAGAAGTTGTTTGAGAACTTCACAATTTTTACAGCCACAAAGCCCACAATGAGGATTAAATAAATGATGAAGCCAATCAATGAGCACGATGATATCTCCTAATCGGATTAGTATTCTGCTCTCGTTCAAGGTGACGCGCATTTCTATAAAAACTAGTCCAATCCTGTGTTTCTGCTAATTTCTTAGTAAGATATTCACGTTGTTGCAGTTTCAACGATTCATCCGTAGCTTCACCAAAAAAGCGATCAGCAGTATCAACAAGATAACGAATTCCATCATAAGGGTCATCACCAGGAAATTCAGCTACATCCTGTGGATTAGTTTTGTCATAAATACAAGCATGAATTGCTTCAATCAATTTTGGACAGGTATTGAATATTTGTAACTTAGGTAAATTAGTTTCCGGTTCAGGAGCAACGAAAGATTGAAGATACTCATTGTAAGCATCTAACCCCTTATTGCGTAACAACCATTCAGATAAGTCCTGATTAAATGATCCACGCTCTACATTGTGCTGATATTTAGGTTTCCACCTTAAATATTCATGGAGCAGCATTTTACCAGCAACCCTACTACCTGGTTGATTACTTGTCAACTGAACCGGAAAATCAATAGCGGCACTAATTTGTTGCTGAATAGTATGCTCCTGTCCTCTATCTTGTCCTGCGGATTTACAAAGTTTTACAAGACGAATACTTTCCATGTGAATATATGGTTTAATTTCTGCGCACCATTCTTCGATTCGAACTTTTTGATACCATTGTTCCCTATAAATATAGAGACGTTTCTCTGGAGAAATAGCACCATATCCTATCCAAGTCATAGCTGGTGGTGCATATCCCCAATCCATAGAAACTATTTTAGGCCACCAACTAGGAATATCAAATGAATCAACTACATGAATAGCATTATCCGGTTCATCAGGATACTTCTTATCACGAAATTCATCAAATACCTGACCAAGATAAGCATCCCAGGAACCATACTTCTTCGCTTCGAGTTCCGCTTTAGGTAAGGCTTCTAATGATTGTGCATATGCAGGATCGATGTTAGGATTATCCGCTAAAGTGGAATGAATATAAATACGTTTATTACCACCTTTACCTACTAGAATTTTGCTACCTTTTGGTGCAAAATCAACAAATCTCTTTTTAGTCCATCCATGTCCTACACCACCAGGCATACCAGCTGCGCGTATAATAGCTGGAAGTAATGGGTCAGAAGTACGAACGCGCGTAAATCCAATGTATAAATAAATATACTCAGTAAACGAAGTTAGCTCATCAGGAGTATAAAGGTTTATTTCCATTGAATCGTATTGATGAACATCATCTTCATTTTCACAGTGACCTAAATGAATAACTGCGCCATTCGGTCTAAATCCTGAACCAAACTGATCTTCTCTAGGAAATGTCCAGCTCATTTCCTGTTTATTAAATAAAGCACCAAACTTCAAGTAAAATTCTCTACTACGTGGTACAATTTCATTTCTTAATTCTGGATAAGTCCTACGTTGAAATACCTGCTTAAATTTAGGATTATTATGCCATCCGTGAATCAATGGATAAACAAGCAATACTTCACTTTTCCCAGAACCCGCGCCACCACCGTAGAAACCTTCTTTTATAGAAGTAGGAAGTGACAAGAATATAGATTGCTTCTTGTTAGGCTTCCACTGATTTTCAACAAAAGGCATAACTAATTAGTCTTTTTTTCCGTAGAAATATTATCATCTAATGAATTCAAAATATCAGCCATCCCATCGGTCATCTTAGTTACACCTTGTTGAAATAGAATGGCATTATCAATTTTCTTTCCAGACAATAAATCTGACCTAAGAATAATTTGCGCAACTAATGGAGTTGCAGCCTTTAATTTATCAGGGCCGGCAGTTCCCAAAACTTGACCAAATGCTTCTACATTAACAACTATCTGAGAAATATCATTCAGAATATCTGTAACTTTAGTAAGCTGCCCGGCATACTGAGGATAAGCCATTGAAGCAATGGGAGCAAATCCTGTTACAATTTCAGTAGTTCTAAGAAGTATCTGACCTAGCTTACTAAGGAACTTCATGTTACTTTACCTCATTGGTAGGAATTAAACGACCACCAACAAATGCACCAATAACAGCACCCATGTGAGCAAACATACTAGCAACAAATCCAGGAGTTTTTACCTCGTTCCATGAATCAAGATCGCTAATATCGTCACTAATTAGTGTTAACATAATACCCATAGCAGCAATAAAAATAATCCATCCCTTGCTTGTAATACTCATGATTAGCCTTCTCCATAAGCAGTAAGTGGAACAACCTTCTGAATGTAGTGACGTAATTCGCTCTTAAACTGATCTGTTTCGCGCAAAAATGCAGCGTATTCAAATAAACAGAATTTTTTGTTAATACCCCAGTTAGTTTTCCAATTATCGCGAGTTTCTTGACTAATCAAATTACCATCAGGATAATTAAAAGGTATTGAAAACAACTTTTCGATTCTACAAAATAATCCACCTACTTCAGCAATTAGTTTGTTGAATTGATAAATATAATCATAGGGTAATTCTGCTAGTAATACATCTATCTTATTTGCAGCCTTCCACCAATCAATAGCATTAGTAATACTTCCGCGACCATCATAATGAATCAATTCTAATCTACTAGCAGGCTGAGCAAATTCTATTCCTAAAATTCCATCTGGAATAACCTGCTTATAAATATCACACACAGATAAAATTTCGTTAGGAGTATATTGTGAATTAGAATCGGTGACAGTTGTTTCCCAACCAATAAACGCCGCGCGCACTTTATCTTTTAGTTGATCAAGTACACTATGTAATCTACTAACAGTTACATATCCCCTATTATTCTCATCAACTAACTGCAAACAAATCCAAGGAATTAGCTTTTGATCGTAGCATTCATCCATTAAATCGCGCGCTTTTTGAATATCAGTAGTTAAATCATATTTTCCATAAGCGTCATAATCCATGACCAAGTTAAAAAATACAGCCTTAAGTCCTCTATCATGAAAACGTGCATAAAACTCTTTTCTTTTTGCTACATCCCAAAGAGGGAGAGCACCCGTGAACCATTCACTTTTTTCACCATGCTTATTAGTCATGGCAATATTAGTTTGTAAATTATCTAGTATGAATTGCTTAGTAGGTAATTGTTGAGTTGGTTTCTCTAATTCAACCAATCTAATTATAATTTGTGTATTAGCATAAGTTAGTTCATAAGTTTCAAGAGCTGTTACGTAACCTGGATGAACAACGCGCACCTCGATTGATTCAACTGATTTCTCTAATAGTATGGTAAATGAACCTTCCTCGTCTGTATCACCAACAAAAGCAGAATCAATATAAATAGCTGCACTATTTAATGGATGAACAGAATCCGACACGAATATACGTATCGATTTCTTCGTGTTATCTTCTATCTTTTTCTTATCAAATTTTCCCACGTCCATCACCAATAAACTTTTCCCACATTGCATCCACCTTCGTATCTATAGAAGCAAGTTTAGAGATAACTTTAATACCCGCACCAAGAACTATAACTGAATTAGAGATTGCCGAAATTATTATTACGGTTTCAGGAATTGTCATGGTTGAATCGCAATTTGTTGTGCTGCTCCACTAGCGAAAAGCACCATAAGACGAGTTTTACCAGAGCCATTATCTTCAGCAAAAATTCTAAATCCATTAGCAGCAGGAGCAGCGGGTGCAACTATTTCTGTACCCTGCAAATATGATCCCAAAATTAACATATCCGTAAGAGTAAGACCAACAAGAGTGGGACTATCAGATGTATCGAGAGATTGATTGAATGGAAAAGCGAAATAAACTGGTTTAGAAATAAGTTGTACAGTTACCTCTGCCCCACCAGTAATCGCGTTGATTCGCGCACGTACAAATAATGCTGAACTATTAAAAACGCGCGTTTCACCTGTTACTGATGTTGAACTATCAGCTGTAGTCCAATTAGTACCGTCTAAAGATGTTTGTATTTGAATAGTGCATGAAGCTGGAGCTGTACCAAATAAAGTTGTCCACTGAATTTGCGTAGCTAAGTCAGGTAATGCGCGTTCCGCACTATTGCTTATTGCAGCCGCAGCAGCATCAAACAGCTTTATCAGCTCGCTCTTGTTCAGGAGAATCATTTTCTATCTCCAAAGTATTCCAATCAATTTTACCAAATTCTTTTTCCAATAAATCTTTTTCGTACTGCAAATTAGTAGCAGTAATTTGTCCATTACGTGTAGATAACGCGTTTTCCAATTCAGTGATACGCGAACTTAGATTATGAACTGTAACGCGCAACTTAAAATTCTCTATGCGAAGTTTTTGTTCAGTTGTCATCTAATACCATCCAGAAGCAGATTGATAACCAGGCCATGTATTTCCTAATGCTGCAACAGTATAAGGTACATAAAGAGGCCCAGAGCGCCGAAACGGGATCGGCACATGGTCGGCCACGGTCGCCCCG